ACGACCAATTTGGTATGTTCCATCATCGTCGCATAGGCCGTCGCCTTTTCTTGTGATTCCTGATCCATAGGTTTCAAATAAACCGTGAGCGACGGATTCTTGGGATTGGGTGTCAAACGAAGAATCTCCTCAATACGGGGCACACCACGCGTGACATTGGATTTGGATGCAACGCCCGATAAGTGGAAAGTATTGAGGGTGAGCTGGGTGGTAGGTTCGCCAATACTTTGGCCCGCAATGACGCCTACCATTTCACCGGGATGGACAATAGACTCCTTGTGTTTCAAGGTGATGGTCTCTAAGAGAAGGGTGAGCGCCTTTCGGTGGAATCGGCGATTATTGAGAAGGTCCTTGGGATTCAAGTAAAACTGATACATTGCGCGGAAAAGTTGGGTCAAAGGGACGAATCCGATTTTATCCATCCTTTTGAGATTTTCTTCGATGAGTTCAAATGCCTCGAGTGGCGTGATATCGACCGTCGAATTGGAGTGGGGTCCGAGGTTTAGCTGCCCTTGAATATTCGTGATGATATTTTGGAAGGACACGGGAATGCGAATCGTATTTTCGTTCTTGTTTTTGAAAATCGATTGGACAATATTTTCGCGGTAATTCAGCATATATTGGATATAGGACTCGCATTTGTCGTGAATTTCCGCACGTTGCTTTCGCATACGTGTGATGGTTCCCTTTGTATAGACGGAGAGGAGTGCCTGTTGTTGTCCCGTAGCACCCGACCCAACTTCCTCGGTGAGACCGGGGAAATCATACATCATATAAATATCCTCCACACTCATCCCCACGAGGGGGAGGATCTGATTCTCCACTTTGGTGGAATCGAACCCATCATCACCATAGGCGAATTGGATGATCTTACCCTTACTGTTGCGGACTGTCATGTCATACTCGACCTTTAGGTCTTCGAGACCCTTGATGAGACGGCGCTGGATATAACCAGTTTGGCTGGTATCGCGGACTTGGAGACCATTGGCAAGTCCGAAATTGAGCGTTGTTGGAATGGTCAAATCATACATTTTTGGGTGATTCTCTGGACTGAGTGGGGTGATTTCGACAATGGGGTCAAGGACGACATTATTGTGGGTGGCAAAACTACTATGAATTTCGTTCCATTTTTTATTGGAAAGTTTTTCTTGCTTGGCATCTTCCAATAGGGTAATATTTTCAGCAAAACGCTTTCCCCACTGCGATCGAATAGTCAAACGGTGAGATGGCTTGATATTTTTGGTTCCTAGATTATTCGATTTCAATTGAGTGACAAATGTTTTACAGAATACTCCGATGCGGGAACATAACATACTAATTCCTTCAATCAATCTCTTTGATGCAGAAGATGCATCGATCGAATTCTTTCCTACCGTTCCGTCGCCAGAGAAATATCCAGATAATAATCCCTTGACGAAATCAATATTGGAAGTAAATGCTTCCGTTGGAACGTGTTTTTCACTTGCACCTTTTCCTACAAATTTTGTCAAGAATCGTGCCAATAGACTATTATGCCCGATAATAGTTGTGCTCTTACCATACGTATTTTTATTTTCTCTTGATTCGAAATGAATGTTGTGAGACTCAAACCAGCTCTTCACAAAATCTTGAATATTTGCATTATTTTTTGTGATATATACATGTTCGTTGGTTGCATGTCCATCGGCAATGAATAATCCGATGAACTGCCCGTTTGTATAGTTTAGTTCGAATATCTCGGGTATTCTCGCATCCGTGCGTCTTGCATGATAAGGATAAACAAATCCATCTTTTACATTTTCTATATTGGATCTCTTAATTGTACGTTGTAGTGATGCCTTTTTTGTGTAGGGTAGGGTGAAATTTGTTCCATTATTATCATCCCACCATTTGGCAGGGATCTTCGATCTATTCTCCATGGCGTCAGCCATCATTGTAGTGGCTTTGTTGAATTCGCTTCCGTAAATATATTCGCTCTTGGGAAGGAAGTCGGACATTTGGATTTCATTGAGAATAATGGGTGGTTCGCATAAATCCATTGTAACTGGTAGGCAATCGCCCATTTTGATTTCAGGTGTGAGGACCTCATTGAAAACCCCCTTTTCTGCATTCCAAATCAATAGTGATTTGCTCTCTGTGACAATAACTGATCGACCACCCAGAGACTTGATTTCATACAAAACATTTCCAGGATCATGTCGAGTGACCGCGGTGATTTCTTCCCATGTAACAACTCCATTTTCGTCCATCGTAGGAACATAAACCACACCTTCAGGAATATTCACCAATTCCATGTTTTTCTCGTCATATTTCTTGACATCTTTTGATGTATCAATGATTCCATCAATCCAACGTCCAATCTCTGTATAAATAGGTTTGCCCTCGTCCATGATAACAATGGGTGTCTCCCACGTAACCGATTTCACTGCGGTATCAATGAGACCAATGCGACCACCCATTGCGTGGAAGAAGAGTTCGGGGGCTGTCAAACCCGAAATATAGGAATTCTCGATGAACCCGCGCGCATTGGGACTATCGTCGTATTTATGGTAATGGGGAAGAGTGCGTGAATTGAATCCATAGGGAATACGTTTTCCATCCACATTTTGTTGTCCCAAACATGAAATCATCTGGGAAATATTAATGAGGGAACCCTTGGATCCCGAATTCACGATCATGAGGAAACGGTTATCGGGACTCAAACTGGTGCGACCAATCTTACCCGATTGTTCCGTGGCTTTGTTGAGAATATTATTCACCGTGGTTTCGAATTCCGCGATGTTACTATTGGCCGTAGGATTCTCGAAAATACCGAGATGGACTTTATCGATGACCGACTGTACCTCGCTCTTCTGTGTCTGAATGACTTTGATGATTTCTTGTTGCGTCTTCTTGTCGGCAATCAAATCACTAATACCGACGCTGTAGGAAGCCGACTTCATATATTCCGTAACAATATTTTGCAGATCATCGTTGAAATTGGAGCAGGCCATATAGCCGAAATCATTGCAAGCACGGTGTAGAATACCCTTGGTGGCGGATCCTAGAACGGACTTTTCGAGCTGACCGCGAATATACTTTCCATCGCGAATTTCGAGGACATTGTTGGATGTTTGGAAATCCTCGTTGTCACCGAAAAGTTTGGTTTTATAAATCATAGTGAGAGGTGGCATAATTTGCGATAAGACATCGAAAGCGGATATCTTTGACCCCTTTTCGCGAATGGCTTGGGGATCCACACGGGGGTATGACATCAACAGGTTCATTGCCTGTCGGGGTGTAAATTTGACACCTGGGCGTGTCATTCTATAGGATCCCAATAGCGAATCCTGATAAATACCAATGATCGGAGCATTGCCTGCGGGGCTGATCATTTGGTAGGGAATTGCTGCCAAGTGGCGCAATTCGGTTTCTGCCAAAACATTTTGTGGCATATGCATATTCATCTCCAAAATTATCCACATTGTCACCCTTGTGTGAGGGTGTAAAATGGATATTGGATCCCCAATGTTTCCAAAGGGGTTGGATCGTACCTTAAGCATGTTCAGGTTGGCTAGACCATCATTACACACCGACACCTTACCGATCTCTGAGTGGTCACCATACCCTGCCAATCGGGGTTAGGCGATCTCACTGCGGATTGTCCAATCTTTCACCTTATTACCATTGGGATCGGCAATTAACCGAGTTCCTCCACAATGTTTCCAGAGGGGAGTGGTAGTGAAAGCTCTAAGGAGTTTCCCGCATCCAGGCGTCTCGCTAAACGAGATTTTAATTCTCTAATAAATTCCAACGCAGAATTCCTACTTTCTGCTAAAGGGATATGAACCCCACCGAAGTCTGCCTTTTTCTTTTCAATATAAACATACCATCCGTATTGTGAATTTTCTCGATTGAGTGGGTGGATGTATTTTTCGATATCGTCATCGATTTTTTTGACAAAACAAAATCTGTCAAACTTTCGATTTTCGAAATATCGTGTAACACCTTGCGACACCCGTTTTTTACTCTCATCACTATGGACAAAGACGTTTCCACCAATTTTAAGATTATAACCATTTGGGAAAACACTATTACATGTTTGTATGTAATGTGTTTCACGTTCATCAGCATTTTCGCAAGGACAGTATTCAAGTAGCTCAACTTCAAAATTTTCAACTCCATGTTTTCGTATGGAATTATTCAAATAATGAGACTGACATTTCTTCTTCGAAAATGCCTCTGAAACGTGACAACGAAATCTCCCTTGGCGACCATAAGGTCTGTATCTTTTATGGTTTAAAATATGGGAAACGGCTTGACCGATATAGAGTTTATTATTGACTAAGTTTTTGATTGCATAAATTTCACAATATCTGAGAGACGGATCGTCTAAAATTTGGTTCGATAGTTCTTGGCATTTCGATGGTTCCATTGTTCTTTGGAATATATTGAGATATTTCTTTAAGCCCATTTAACTAGAGAGTTATATGTTGATTGTCCATGAACAATCAAGTAGATATTACAACGTTTTTCCAAAAAGGGATATCTACATCCTTTTTGGCGCCCCCCTGTTGGTGACAAGACGATATATGCTTTCATGTTTATCACCATCGAAGTCGGCATTGTAAGGTTTTGTTGTACCCACGTTTATTCTAAACGTGTCGCCCATTTCCATGACCTTTACAATGTGACACATCATTGACATTCTGTGAAGAGAGGGTTGCCGATTAAACAACACCGCGTCTCCGTCCATCATATGACGATGGACAATGTCTCCATTCTCGAGTCGAATCGACATACGATCGACATATCGGAGAGAAATATTCTCCCCATTTTTCCGTTCCAAAATCTTCGCACCGGGATAAACATCCGGTCCATTCTGAACCAACTTCAAGAGGAAATCGCGATTGCGATCATTTACCGTGAGCGGTTTCGTAATATTCTTGGCGATCTTCATTGGAACACCCAATTGTCGAATGGACAAATTGGGATCACCTGTAATGACCGAACGAGCACTAAAATCCACACGTTTTCCCATTAAGTTGCCGCGAATACGCCCATTCTTTGAATTCAGACGACCCATGATACACTGAAGAGGACGACCCGAACGCTGAGCCATAGGCGCAATGCCCTTGATCTTATTATTCACAATCATGGCGACGGAATGTTGTAAAACCGAATACCAACTCTCGATCACATTGACATGCGTCTCGGGATTGTTCATTTTTTCCTTCAATAGATTATTCGTCTTAATGATATTACTATAAATATGGGTCAAATCATCCTCACTGCGCTGTTGAGCATCATGTTTGACTGATGGACGAACCGCGGGTGGAGCAACGGGTAAAACCTGCATAATCATCCAATCGGGGCGGGACCATGTTGGACTAAATCCCATGAAAGAAACATCGTCGTCGGAAATACGCTTGAATATTTTCAACACGATTTCTGGAGTCAAGCGCATGGTTACCTTTTGCCCTGCTTCGTCTTCGGTATCTATATTTTCCCAGCTGGCAATAAGTGTGGCCATATCCACTAATTTTATGGCGGACGGTTGTCGGCAACCACAACCATCTTCAGTGGATTCTCCACAACGACGGACTTTGGCGGCTAAACGACTTACATAATCCCATCGATCGGATGCGGCCCAATTTAATACATGGCGATGTTGATTTTTATTGACCAATAGTTTGCTGCATTTGAAACAGACACATTTACAGATTTTCATAATATCTTTGATATGTTGGATCGAAAATACAGGACGAGCCAACTCAATATGTCCAAAATATCCGGGAGTATCAATATAGGTCATGCCATCCGTTGGACAAATCGTTCCCGGTTCCAAAACGCCCATTCGCGGATCGAATAGACCGCCGATCACTGGCTTATTGTTTATATAAGTATCACGGGATGTAATCTCTACCACGGAATTTCTGCGAATCTCTTCCGGAGAGAGAATACAAAACTGCATCCCAATAATTTTGGATGGAGTTACCGAAGATGTTGATGCCATTTTTCACGAGTTGCTATTATTATATATTAGGGTAGATTTTATATTGGTTTGTGTGATATTAATAAGATCGATCATACAAATCAATTTTTTGTTTTCTAAAAAACATAAAAATAAAAACATAAAAATAAAATTGAAAGTAATTGTTAAATACATAATATATAACACCAAACCAAAAGTTTATTTAACATTCCAAAAATGCCATCCACCAAAACGTACTCATCCAAGAAATCCACCAAGGATACAAAGAAAACAAAAGAAACCAAAAAAACACAACTCAAAAGAAACAAGGGCGATAGTGATAAAGATAGTGATGAGGAAAATGTTATGATGGAAATGGATTCCGATGATGAGGAGGATGAGGATTACGAAACTGTATCAGATACGGATTGCGATGATTGTGATGAAAATGAAGAAGAATCGGATGACGATTCACAAGAAGAAACTGATTCCACTTATACACCACCTCAAAAAAAGTCCAAAGTGAAGTCCAAGTATAATTTACGCAATAAAAATCAACGTCGCAATCGAAATCATCGCCACGATGACGACGATACCCAAAGTGAAGATTCAGCTGTGGATCCTCACGAATTGCGTAAAACAATTGCGGCTTTATTTCCATCCAATTATATCAATCGAAAGGTGAAAGAAGATAACCGTAGAATGAAAAAGACAAAGACAAATTATCGTAAAAGAAGAGATTATGATTCAGAGTCCGAATCAGCCTCTGAATCAGATTCCGAAGAATATGGAACCGCTGATGATGAAGATGATGATTCGAATGAATCTGATGACGATGCATCAAATGACGACGAATCGGAGGGCGATGATGAAAAGGATTTCAATATTATATTTACGACTATTGCAAATAGTTTGGCAGGCGGAAATGCTGAAGATGAAGCTGCTATTCGAGATGATGGCGACGAAGAATGTAATAGTGATGACGAGAAAACATTTATGAAGGAGGCCTATATTCCAATCGAAATGCCCAAAATCGAAGATGATGTTTCAAATACCAAATCTCTCGTAAAAAGCAAAAAGAGCTCTAAAAAAGGTAAGAAATCAAACTCTGAAAAACAGAAAAAGGACGATAACACGGACACTGATGTAGATGCAGAGGGAATGGTCGAAACTGAATATCGAGATCTCATCGAACTCAAAAAACAACTCACCGAAAAATTGGTCAATAAACCCAAAAGTAAGATCCTCATTCATGCCATTGAAGAATGCAACGATTCCATCAAAAAGCTTATCAAGAAAACCCGGATGAAGAACGCCAAGAAATACTATAAAATCATAAACGCCGGCGAAGAATTGCACACCAGCGAGATCGAGTATTTCAAGAAAAATATGTCACACAAAGAACAGATCAAAGCGATTCGAGAATACAACGCGATCAATGAACATATTATTATCAAAAAACCATACCGTTTAGCTCTTTTAGAATCAGATATTCCCGCCAAGTACAAGGCAACTGTTATGCAAAAGATCAATATGTTGCGATCCATGGACCCGGGAGATAATGAATATTACAAACTCAAGACTTGGGTCGATGCATTTATGCGAATCCCCTTTTCCGTCAATAAACACCTTACAGTAAATATTTCCGATGGTATCGAAAAATGCAGCGATTTCATGAATAATGCCAAACGTACTCTGGATGAATGTGTCTTTGGTCTCAATGATGCGAAAATGCAGATCATGCAGATGGTGGGTCAGTGGATTGCAAATCCCGATGCCCTAGGAACGGCGATTGCAATCAAGGGTCCTATGGGAACGGGTAAATCGAGTTTGGCCAAGGACGGAATCAGTAAAATCCTGGGTCGCGAATTCACTTTTATCGCATTGGGTGGAACCGGTGATGCCAGTTTTCTCGAGGGTCATTCCTATACCTATGAAGGAAGTATGTGGGGGAAGATTGTCCATATATTGATTGAGAGTAAATGCATGAACCCAGTGATTTATTTCGACGAACTGGACAAGGTGAGTGATACACCACGAGGTGAAGAAATTATCGGAATTCTGACACATCTTACTGACACCACGCAAAACAATCAATTCCACGACAAGTATTTCTCCGAAGTGGATTTCGATCTAAGTAAGTGCCTGTTTATTTTCAGTTATAATGACGAGAGTAAGGTGAATCCGATTTTGCGTGATCGTATGTATCGTATTCAAACCAAGGGGTATGATACCAAGGAAAAACTCACCATTGCGAAGAATTTCCTTTTGCCCAAGATTCGCGAGCAAGTCGCTTTTAAGGAGGAGGAAGTCATTATTCCAGATGAGACACTGGAATTCATCATTACTACCGAGGGGTATTCCAAGAAGGAGGAGGGCGTTCGTAATTTGAAGAGATGTTTGGAAATTATCTATACGAAGTTGAATTTGTTCCGATTGATGAAACCTGATCAAAATTTATTCAAAACGGATATGGAATTGGAGGTAAAATTCCCTTTTACGGTCACTAAAAAAGCGGTGGAGGCGCTGATAAAAAATGAGGAAACGTTGAATCAGAGTTTGTTGGCAATGTATGTCTAAATAACACCCTCGATAA